AGTGGGTTCAGTCCGGCATCGTACAGCGCAACGCTGCTCTCGACGCCCGTGCTGGCGGCACCCGTGTACGTGTGCCTTTCTTCGACGCAATCGCCCCCACCGAGGTGGTAATTCAGTCGAACCACACCTGGGGTAGCGGCGGCTACATGAGCCCTGCCGGTGTAACAGCCGACGAACAAATTATGACAATTCTGCACCGTGGCTTTAGCTACGCGGCAGACGATCTTGGCAAGCTCGGCAGTGGCGCTGATCCTCTCGCTCACGTTCGTGACCAGCTAACCGCTGCGATCAACAAGCTCAAAACCACCACCCTACTGGCACAACTCGCTGGTATTTTCGGCGGCATCGCCTCCGACGGTATCTTGAGTGCCAACACAGTAAACGCTTCCTTTGCAGGCGTTCCTGGTTCCGTAACCGAAGCCAACTACCTGACCGCAGCAAACGTTGTTAAGGCCAAACTGAAGCTCGGTGAGCGCAGTTCTGACCTCGACGTAATTGCAATGCACTCCAACGTAGCTGCCTACTTGCAGCAAGTTGGTATGCTCACCTTCAGCACCTCTGCACTATCCGCAGCCGGTTCTGTTGTGTGGGGCGGTGGCGGTGTAGGTGTGACAAGCGAAGACGTAGCCCAGTTCGCTGGTCTCCGTGTGGTAATCGACGACCAGCTCACCAACTTGACCGGTGGTACCGCGACTCACATCGTTAAGTACCCCGTTTACCTGTTCAAGTCTGGCGTTATCTCCGAAGGTATCCAGCAGGATCTCCGTATTGCAACCGACCGCAACATCTTGTCCCTCCAGGACGTGATGGCAGTTGATTACCACTACGGTTATCACGTACTAGGTACCAAGTGGTCTGAATCCACTGACAACCCCACCAATGCAACATCTTCTGGCAACTTAGCCAACATTTCTAGCTGGACTCTGGCTTACGTAAACTCCAAGAACGTGCCCCTGGTACGCCTCCTTGTGAACACACCTTTCGACACTTCTGCTTACGCATAAGCATCACCAAAAGGTATAAGAGGGGCTCTTTTGAGCCCCTTTTTTGTATCAATCAATCAAACCCAAACGCTTCTTTTCCTGCACCTCAAACAACTCTTCCGTATGAATGGAAGACTTGTACGACTGTGTAGCCAATTGATTAACCAGAACATAGCTAACATCAAGAGCATCAGCCGCCTCCTGATAGTTCATCCCTTCCGCAACTTTCTTCTGAATTTGCGGCATCACATCCGCCCACTTCCGAGGACTGGAACCAAAAGGAGAACACACAGGTGCAGCCTCCAATTCAACATTTTCGGACAGTTTTTTAGTGGCCATGAAAATTGCAAGATTCTACATTACAGATGGTACAGCAACTTGGACGGTTGATGCACCATGGTCCCAACGCCACGATATTGACGCTGGAATTGCCATGGACGGCCACACTATCTATCACGTATCCTTCCCCCACGTCCAAGACGGCACCACACGCCCACAAAAGAAAAACTTACCGCTCAAAGCAGCCCGCTACCTGCAATACATCGCCTAAACTGGAACATAAACAGCCGCCACCATGCCAACGCTGATTGCTACGTTGGGGGGATCAACCTCAAACTCATACATTACAGTAGCAGCAGCGACTACATATTTTGGCGACCGTCTAGGCAACGCAAGCTGGACAGCAGCCAGCGCCGACGACAAAGCCGCCGCCCTAATCACAGCAACAAGCTGGCTGGAGAGCCTGGAATACTACGGCGACCGCGCCAGCACCACGCAAGCCTTGAAGTGGCCGCGCACCGACGTAAGTTGCGACGGTGTTGAAGCAGACGCAACCTACATTCCCGCCGACATCCAAGCCGCCACCGCCGAAACCGCACAAGCCCTAATCACCACCCCCACGCTCATGCGTGGCTCAACCACCGGCCCTGGCGCCTACGACAAGGTGGAACTCGGCGATCTAAAAGTGGAATACCGCAGCTCGGACGCCGTATCTTCCGTAGACAGCATCGTTGACGTTCTCCCCTGGCTCAAAAGCTACCTGCGCTGCTGGGTCCGTAACGCATCCAACGTCCGCCAAATCCCTACCTATAGAAACTAATGGCTGCCATAGACGACGTATTCGGCCCCATCCCAAGCCCCCTAATCGACAAGTGGGGCATCTCCATCACCTACATAAAAGCTGGCACCGATAGCTACAACACCACAACCGGTGTAGTAACCGTAACCGACGTAAACGTAACCCTCAACGCAATCATTGCAGTAGTCAACAAAGAAGAAAGCGAAGGCTTGTATCAAACCGGCGACCTCAAAATCTACATCGCCGCATCCTCCTTACCTGCTCACCAGCCTTCAACCCGTGACCGCATCCAATACCTTGAAAATGGTGTAAGCCGCGAAGCCCGTCTAATCGACATCAAAACCTACCGTGGCACATCTCCAGTATTCTTCAGCCTTATAGCGAGGCCCGAATAATGGCCCGCAAGTACAGCCGTGGTGCTGCAATGGGGTTTGGCGGAGGTGCCAGAAACCAGGCAAACGGATTATGGAAATTAGCAAAAAACTTAGAAATAGTTGTAACAGGTGTATTAAGTATGGGGATTAAACGAAGCGCAGAAGACATAGTTAGCGATCTACAAGAGGCTGGTCCAAGTTGGACAGGTTCGTTTTCCAACTCTTACCAGATTGCTACATCTAGCGGCGTTACAGGTGGTACAGGTCAACCAGGTGAACCTCGTCCAGTAAACGCACTGGTTCTTACCGGTAAAGAGTTAGTGCTTGACGGTACCAAGTACATAATCAGCAACACAAGTGAACACGCAGACATAGCCCTAGATCTTGTTTCGCGCAGTGACTGGACCCGTCCCGGAGGCAGACCCCAAACCGCAAAAGGTATGGCCGCGTGGAAATTAGGTGGCGGGCGCGACAACCCAAGCAGACGTGGTGAGATTGACGGAGGCGACACAAAAGGCGAATCCAGTCGCACAGCACCACTCGACTGGTACGACAACTACATCAAAGGCGGTAAAGTTGATAAGACAATTAAATTACAAATGGACCGCGCATTTCGTGCCGCACCAAAATGAACTACCAAGCCATCCGCGCCGCATACGAAGCACCAATAGCAACAGCCTGCGCTGCGTTAAGTCCTGCTGTACCTGTGTTTTTTGACAACCTAGCCGCATCTACCTTAACCAGCACCAGCGAATACGTACTGGTAAACATATCCTTTGGCCTCACCACTGAAACAGCACTAAAAGCTGATTTTGATTACGTACGGGGTTCAATTGTGTGCCGCGTACACACACCCAAGGGTAAAGGTTCCACGCGCAACCAAACAATAATCAACGCCATCACTGGAGCCTTCCAAACCTTAAACGCAACACCGCGAGCAGCTGGAGCAGGCGTTTATGCCCGCGTCGGTCAAATCAGCGGCCCAACTTTTGACGCACCTGTAGATCTGCCCCACTACATCGGGCGATTCAGTTGCGGTTTTATTGCCACTGTTTACCCCTAGCAGCATATTTGCACTGGCGCGTTAGACTGTAGACAGCCGGGCCGCGCCCGCATACCGTCGCCCCTTTTTCTCATGGCCGTTACCGTCCTTTCCGGCACTTCCGGTGCTCTTTACTACAAGCCCGCTGGTACTGTTGGTAATTTTGGCGAGACCAACGTCAGCATTGCTAACGACGAGATTACGACCAATGCTTACCTAAATTTCAAAGTAGGCGATCCAGTTAAATTCCGCATTGTAAACAGCCAAACTGGCGCGGCTGGTTCCGGCACACTACCAGCACCGATTAGTTCAGCCACTACTTATTATGTATTGAGTTACGTTGCTGCTACGGGTGTATTGACCGTATCAACAACTGCGGGCGGCACTATTCTTGCTATCACTGATGATGGCACTATTGCCGCACCTAACGAATTTGAGGTTTATTACGCCGATTACGCCGCTGTAGGCCAAGTGCAGAACTGGAGTTTTGAGATCAGCCGCGCTGAAATTGACGTTACCACCATCGGCCAAGCTGTTGGGCAGTATGCACCATTTAAGGCGTACATCCCAGGCTTTGCTGACGGCAACGGCAGTGCA